GATGTGGAACTTCAAGCAACAAATTTTTATGCTTGCTTTGAAGAAGCCGTGTCTGAATATTCAAATCATGTAAACCAATATAATATTCAACAAAATATGTTGAGTATAATGGGTTCACCAACAGCTTCAAATCTAACCCATAGAAATATATCAAGTAATATGGGTGGTTTGGTTCAAATTGCTAATGAATATGGAAGTGAGACATTTACAAATGGAAACATAAATTTTTATTCTTCATCCATAGATGTAAAGATAGGACAACAAAAATACAATCTCGATACACTTATCAGAGATATAAAAGTTCCATCTGGTTCAATAGAAATCAAAAAAGTTCACCACTATGGTCCACCAGCATCTATTCGTTTCTATGATCCGTATTTGGGTAATCAGGCGATGTTAGATACTTTTGGATTTGGTGCATATTCAACTGGTGTATCATTCATGTTGATGCCAATGTATGCAGACTTACTTCGTATTCAAGCGATAGAATTTAATGACCTCATGCGTAAATCTGCATTCACATTTGAAATGATAAACAATGAATTAAGAATATTTCCGGTTCCAACAAAAGATTTCAAACTTTGGATTGAATACATTGTAAAGGAAGAGAGGTCTAATCCATTGAAATATCCAAATGGAACTGTATCTGATATATCAAATGCACCATATCAACATATGAAATACCAACATATAAATTCAGTTGGTCGTCAATGGATATTCAAATACACACTTGCTCTTGTTAAAGAAAATCTTGGATATATTCGCGGTAAGTATGGTAGTATTCCAATTCCAAATGGTGAAACATCATTGAACGCTGGTGATTTATTAACGGCAGCTGGAACTGAGAAACAAGGTTTGGTTGAAGAATTGAGAACGATGTTAGATACAATGACTCGTGCTAAATTATTAGAGGCAAAGAGAGCAGAAACAGAACACTTGAATGTTAGTTTAAATGGAACACCTTTAGCAATTTACATAGGATAATACAATGCCATTATTTCATGGAACACGAGATGCAGGACTTGTTCATAAGTTCAATATGGAATTGGTTGCGGATGTAATTGATACAGAAGTTGCGGTGTACAAACTTTCTTTGGAAAATACAAAAACAAATTTGTATAACGAATCAGATAAAAAAGTTTACCATAGTCCTGTAAAAATGGTTGCTCTAATAGCAAGAGAGGCACAGGCGTATGAAGGAACAGAGTTTGGACAAGATTACCAACAATCATGTACATTTTCATTTATACGAGAATATCTAAAAGAATTAGATTTATTCGTTGAAGTTGGTGATGTTATTGAGTACAACGGTGAATGGTGGGAAGTTGATCAAGTTCAAGAGAATCAATATTTCGGTGGAAAAAATCCAGATTATTCGTTTGCAACGGATAGATGGGGTCATAATGTTTCTATAATAGCATCAACCCACTTGACAAGACGATCAAGAATACAAATAGAAGAATTTAGACCGTCAATACCAAATGACAATAATGATATACCGAGTAACATATAATGAATAATTCAAGTAAATATAGAAAACCACCACTTCGTAGAACTCGTGATAGTTTTATCGATGATAGAAATTCTATTCAGAATCCAAGAACAGACCTTGGGGATTTTAGACATTTACAAACTCGTAGAGATAAAGATAAAACAAGAAGTCTTGGTATAACTTTATATGATATAGATTTTGCTATAAAATCATTTATCGATCAAAAAATGCAGATACGAGTTGAAGACGGTAGTGAATATATTACCGTTCCAACAATTTATGCCAATTCTGAAAAATGGGCGTCAATTCAAAAGGATGGATTTCTCAAAGATAAAAAGGGAAAGACGATCGTTCCGTTGATAACATTTCGTAGATCTTCCGTTGCAATTAAAAATGAAATGAGAAGAAATAAAGTTGCAAATGTAAATCAAATTGCATACATAATGCGTCATAAATATAATACATCAACACCGTATGATAAATTTAGCACTCAATATGGTGCAAAGAAACCATCCGAATATTTTATGACTCCTATGCCTGATTATGTGGATGTTTCCTACGATTTTATTATTTGGTGTGAATACCAAAACCAACTAAATTATATTGTAGAAAATTTCATTTATTTTAGTGGTCAATCTTTTGGCGATAAAAACTTCTTTAAGTTTTCAACCAATATGGATAGTGTTTCTATGGAAGACAGTAACACAACAGGTCAAGATAGAGTTGTTCGTGCTACTTTTCAAATAACAGCACACGCTTATTTATTACCAAAAGATGTTGCAGCTCAAACAACAACAAAGAGATTGGTAACTGCAAACAAAATTGTTTTTGTATCTGAGGCATTTAGTGATATAAATTCTGTACTCGGTAGAGAAAAAACAGAGTTGGTTCAAAATAGTGATGAATTTAATTCATTTAATTCTGATGCCCGTAGATTATTGGGTGTAGGACAAAACGAAAAAGGATTCAGAAAATTGAATAAGGATTTTGAAGAAGAACTAAAATATTATGAACAAAAAATGAAAAGATTAACAAATAGATCAACTGAAGGATCTCCAGGAATATACCCACAAGAATTTGATGATTCTAATGAATAAATGGTATTATAGAATTTTAAAAACATATTTATAGATGTTACATTTACTAATTTAATAAGAGGTTTTTTATGTCAGAAGTTACGGCACAAAACACAGAAAAAGATTTTTCACAAGAAGATGTGGAATCAGTAAAATCACTTCAATCAAAATATGCAACAACAACTGCTCAAATCGGTCAAGTTGAAATTGAATTACATTTGTTGAATAAGAGATTGGAAGAAATATCAACATTCAGAACTGAATTGTTTGATAGATATAGCAAATTACAAGAAGAAGAAAAGTCACTGGTATCTTCATTAAATGAAAAGTACGGTGATGGAGTTTTAGATTTAGATTCTGGAAAATTTATTCCAACCAAAGCATAGTTTGAGGTTTTTAACTCATATTTATATGAGAATTCAATTCTATAATTTTATGGAGATAATAAGTGGCTAATGAAAGAATTGTAAGTCCTGGAGTGTTTACCAATGAAAATGACCTATCATTCCTTCCACAAGGAATTGGTGCCATTGGTGCTGCTCTCATTGGACCCACGATGAAGGGACCTGCATTTGTCCCAACCGTAGTAAATGGTTATGGTGATTTTGTTACCAAATTCGGTGGAACTTATGAACAATCATATTTACCATATACTGCTAAAAACTATCTAAATAATGCTGGTAGTGCAACAATAGTTCGTGTACTTGGTTCAGGTGGATATTCCGTAAAGCATCCTATTGCACTTGTTGCAACAGGTTCTTGGGGTAAGAAACTTATATCATTATTGCACCCTACTTTTGTTGTAACAAATAGTGATTCCGATTCTTTATTTGCGAAGTCAGCGATTTCTGCAAATGCAAGCGGTAGTTTTGTATTAACTGTATCTGGTGGATTTACAACAGATGTTTCTTCATTTACAAATGCAACCAGTGAAAACGGTCTTGCTTTCAGTTCTTCTATTGACCCTGAAAATACTTCATTTGTAGGTGATTTATTCGGCTATAATCCTTACGGAACTCATGCCGTTTACAATTATGTTAATTTCAAAAAACAAGCATCTGCTTCTTTGGCAGCTGATGGTGCAACTACTATCTTGATTGAAACTGGTTCTGCTGGTTCTCCTTGGGATTTCACAACAGATTATCTTGAAGCATCTACACCTTATGTGACATCACAAAAAGTTGGTGCTATCAAACAAGATCTTTTCAAATTCCATACACTTTCTCATGGTATTCATGCTAACTATGAAGTAAAGGTTGGTATTGCAAATATTCGTCCTGCTGGTACAATCGCTGGTTCTGAATATGGTGATTTTGATGTTGTTGTTAGATTTGTTGATCAATCTAAACTTCCACAAACACCATTCACATCAGAAGACGAAGATATACGCCCATCAGTAGTAGAACAATTTAAGTGTAATCTTGATCCAAATTCTCCAAAATATATTGCAAGAGCAGTTGGTGATAGATATATTACAATTACTGATGAAGGTAAAGTTGTTGTAAATGGTGACTATTCTAACAAATCAAAATATATTCGTGTTGAAGTAACAGAAGCCGTTGCAAATGGTGCAATATCTCCAAATCTTGTTCCTTTTGGTTTCCGTGCTCCTATTTCTCCAATACCAAGTGCATTCACACAACCAGCCGCTGCAACTTATGTTTCAGCACAATCAGTTGGTGGTGCTTACAATAGACGAGTATATTGGGGATTCAACTATGACTTCTCTAATACAGATAACTTTAACTATCTTCGTCCATTACCTATTGCAGCTAATCAAACAACAGGTAGTAACATAGACTTCTACTTGGGTGATTACGAACAAAATCCTGGTGCAAATTTCCCATCAAGTGCAACTGCATATAGTTCTTCAATCGATTTGACAACTAATACTGCTCTTGACACTCGTAAATTTATGCTGCCATTCCAAGGTGGATTTGACGGTCACAAGCCAAATCTACAAAAGAAAACAGGCGTACATATCGTAGCTGGAAATACACAAGGATTTGATATATCAACTACTTCTGCTGATGGATATACTGCTTACAAGAAGGCCATCGATACAATTTCAAATGCAGATGAATTTGATATTAACATGATTGCAACACCTGGTGTATTACACCAATTACATTCATCAGTAACAACTTATGCCGCTGATATGTGTGAAAATCGTGGTGATGCTTTCTATGTAATGGATTCAACTGGAATCTCTGATAATATTGCAACTGCAGTTTCTACAACCGAAGGTTTAGATACAAACTATGCGGCTACATATTATCCTTGGGTTAAGATTCTTGATTTCGATAGAAACAAACCAATTTGGGTTCCACCATCTGTTGTTCTTCCTGGTGTGATTGCATTCAATGACCGTGTTTCTGCTGAATGGTTCGCTCCTGCTGGTTTGAATCGTGGTGGTCTTACAGAGGTCGTTGAAGTTAAAACACGATTAACACAAACAGAAAGAGATACATTGTATGAGGCAAGAATCAATCCTATCGCAGTATTCCCATCAACTGGAGTATGTGTATGGGGTCAAAAGACACTTCAAGGTCGTCCATCTGCTCTTGACCGTATCAATGTTCGTAGATTGTTGATTGCTGCTAAGAAGTTTATTGCTTCTTCTACAAGATACCTTGTGTTTGAACAAAACACATCACAAACAAGAACTCGCTTCTTGAATATTGTGAACCCATATCTTGAATCAATCCAACAACGCCAAGGTTTGTATGCTTTCCGTGTTATCATGGATGAAAGTAATAATACGCCGGATATTATTGACCGTAACATTCTTTACGGACAGTTGTATCTACAACCTGCAAAGACTGCTGAATTTATTATTCTTGACTTCAACATTCAATCAACAGGTGCGGCATTTCCAGGTGCTTAATTAAAATAAAGGGGAGATGAAATACTCTCCCCACTTTTTTTGAAAAGAATATATTTATACTTAAAGGATATTTAAAATTTGGAGAAATAAATGGCTGAATTACTCGATCCCACGGAAGTGTTTTTTACCCCGTTTGAGCCAAAATTACAAAACCGTTTTATCATGTATATCGAGGGTGTTCCTGCCTATTTGGTAAAAGGTGCAGGTCGTCCAAACATAAACTTTAACCCAATCACGCTTGATCATATTAACATCAAACGCAAGGTAAAGGGTAAAGGTGAATGGCAAGATGTTAGTATAAAACTTTATGATCCAATCGTTCCTTCAGCTGCTCAGGCAGTTATGGAATGGGTTCGTTTATCACACGAATCAGTAACAGGCCGTGATGGTTATTCTGACTTCTATAAGAAAGACATTACACTCCATGTTCTTGGACCCGTTGGTGATAAAGTTGAAGAATGGACATTGAAAGGTGCATTTATTACTGCAACTACATTTGGTGAAATGGATTGGGCAAACGATGCGTTTGTTGAGATTTCTCTCACACTCGCTTATGATTATGCTATCTTACAATACTAATTTAGATTATATTTTTATTTTTAGACTAAAATAGTAATAATCATCGGATTTAAAAAAATTGCCCTATATTTATTAGCAGTAATGTTAATGAATATAGGGTTTTATTTTTTGTTATGTCACTTCAAAAAAGAACTGTTCTTGTAACAGGTGGTTGTGGTTTTATAGGTAGTAACTTTATTCACATGATGTTAGATGATATTCAGTCTGATATTAGAATAATAAATTTGGATTTACTCACCTACGCTGGTAATTTACAAAATGTTAAAAAATTTATTGAAAATGACGATAGACATATATTCGTACATGGTGACATCTGTGATACAGAATTTGTAAAAAGTATTTGTTCATTTTACAATATAGAAGGTATAATAAATTTTGCTGCAGAATCTCATGTAGATAGGTCAATTACGGATGAAAAACCATTCATAGATACTAATATTATTGGAACTGTATCTTTATTGACGGTTGCTAAGGATTTGAACTTAAAAAAGTTTGTTCAAGTATCTACCGATGAAGTCTATGGCAGTTTAGAGTTATATTCACACGAAAAATTTACCGAACAATCACAAATTAAACCAAATTCATCTTATTCAGCAGCAAAATCAGCTGCAGATGGATTTGTCCGTGCTTATTATCATACACACGGTGTTCCTACTGTGATAACTCGTTGTTCCAACAACTACGGTCCACGCCAACATACTGAAAAATTGATACCACTAATGATTACAAATGTATTAAAT